AGCTATCGAGACCTTAAGAGCCTTATGGACAACTGGAGTAATATTGCATACCACTTAGAAATTATTGTGGATTTTATAAAAACTTCAAAAAGAGGTGTTGACTAAATGAAACTCTTGATTGACGCAGATATACTTGTATATAGGATAGCTTTTAGACATCAAAAAGAAGCTTTTGGTAAACTTGTGGTTGACAATTTGGAGGACGCTGTGAATGATTTAAGGGACTTTGTAGAGGACCTCAAGGTTGCCACGGGGGCTACCAGCGAGGTACTATGCTTAACCGGAAGTAAGAACTTTAGAAAGGAGCTAGGAAAATACAAACTTGCTAGACGTAAAGTTGAACCCCCAGTGCTCCTTGGGGACCTGAAGAATTCCCTTAGTTATTACTTTGAGATAGCCCAAGAGGACGTGTTGGAAGCTGATGATCTCTTGAGTATCTTGATGGATTCTAATAGTATTCTAGCTTCCACTGACAAAGATTTAAATCAAGTCCCAGGGGAACACCTGAACTGGTCTAAGAACCAGAGGTACACTGTCTCTCCTGAAGATGGTTTTAAGTGTTTCTTGCAGCAGGTTATCTCTGGGGACCCCGGAGATGGATACAGCGGAGTTCCTGGGTTTGGGCAAAAGAAAGCTAAAAGGTTCGTTGAGGAACTATGGGGAGATCTTGAGGATGACATTAAGAACCCAAAAGTTAACTCGGTCGAACTTGCAGAAAGACTTTGGGAACCCATAGTGAAACTTTATGAATCCAAAGGACTAACCGAAGATGACGCTTTGCTGAACGCTAGGTTTGCCTTTATACTAGACGAGAACCATTGGGACCCAAAGGAACACAAAGTTAGACTTTGGAAACCTGATGACCTAATAGCTGACATTATAAGGCTCCGAAATGAAATAACTGGGTCCTATGAGGAAACCCAAGGGGGTCTTAAAGATGATTAATGGATTCTACAAGGTGTTCTTTTTAGGGCTCTAACTTAAGGAGGGATAAGATGACAATTAGGGAGCTACTTACAGAACTTATTGAACTTTTTCCAAATTCTGAGGTCAAAATAAATACAGGGGGTCCCGATGGGCCCCTTCTCCTTCCCATTAACGAAGTTTTGTATTCCAAGGGTTCCTCTGGTATCCCCAGGATTACCCTAAGTCCCTTTCCGTTAGATCAAGATTATGAACCAGTGTATACCGTGAGAGACTTAATAAATGTCCTTGAAGCCTCTAGAATAATTGGGGCTTTAATGAGTTCCATTGTGGCACTTCAGCTGGATAAAAATGAGTTACTTAAAACCCTAGAGTTAAGACAGATCTCTTTGTTAACACCAGCTTATTATGGAAAATTTCTAGTTCCCAAAGATAACTCTGAGTTTAACACAAAGGAACTCAGGGACTCTATAGTTGTTCTAAGCGCAGAACCAGAAATCTTTGAGAATTACACAGGGGACGCTAAGTTGTAACTATGGAAAACTTATGTATACCCCGCAATGCCAGCCTGGCGGAGAGACACCCAAAGTTTAACACAGCCAACTCTACTAACACTAGATTAACACAGGGGACTCTAGATTACACTTAGAATTTAGTCAAAACTAAAACCTTGATTAATTCTGAATTTTAAACTCTAATACTAGAGCCCTCTTAGAAGTTTTAAAAGAGAAAAGAAAATAAGATTAAGAAAAGAGAAAATAATATATATAATATAATATATATAATATATATATTTTCTAAGAGATACTATAAGATACTATAGATTACTTTAAGTAACTAAAGATAAAACTAAGATCAAAAACAAGATTAATATAAGATCTATCTAAGAGTAACTAAGAGTAAACTAAAGATACTTAGAGTAACTTAGAGTGATCTTAGAGTTGCAAGAGGAACCAAGTGTATACCATGTGTAACTAAAAAACCCATTAGTTGATTAAGGAAACTAAAGGAGGTTGAATATGGAAACAGTACATAAAGTAATTATAGGTGACTCTAGGAACATGAAGGAAGTATCAGATGAATCTATACATCTAATTGTTACATCTCCACCATATTGGAATTTAAAAGACTATGGAAGTGAAGAACAAGTGGGCTTTAATGAAAGCTATGAGGAGTATATAAATGATCTTAATTCTGTGTGGAAAGAAAGTTACAGAATATTGCATAAAGGTTGCAGGTTATGTATCAATATTGGGGATCAATATACTAGTACTTCAAAGTTTGGAAGACATAAGATTATTCCTATAAGAGCAGATATTATTAAATCCTGTGAAAATATAGGGTTTGATTATATGGGTGCTATTATTTGGCAGAAGTTAGCTAATAGTCATCCCTCTGGTGGAGCCTCAATAATGGGATCTTATCCTTATCCCAGAAATGGTCTTATGAAGCTTGACTATGAGTTTATATTAGTTTTTAAGAAACTAGGAGATTCACCCAAAGTTTCTAAAGAAATCAAAGAGGCATCAAAGTTAACAAAAGAAGAGTGGTTAGAATACTTTACTGGACATTGGAATTTCCCTGGTGTACGTCAGAAAGAGCATCCAGCTATGTTTCCTGAAGAATTACCTAAGCGACTTATTAAAATGTTTAGTTTTGTGGGTGAAACTGTGTTAGATCCTTTTCTTGGAAGTGGGACGACTATGTTAGCAGCTAAAAACCTCAATAGAAATTCTATTGGATATGAAATTAATGAGGAATTTTTACCTGTAATAAGCAAGAAAGTGGGATTGACATCAAACTCTATTTTTCAAGATGCAACTTTTGAAGTAATCAAACAAGGATAAAGGAGTGATACAATGGAAACTTTAGATACCCTAGAGAAACAAATAACTAATATGTACTCAGAACTGATCTTCAAGAGAACCTATGCTAGAACCCAGGGTGAATCTTGGGGTGACGCTGTGAAACGCTATGAAACCTATTTTATCCCAAGAGTCCCAGAGAAACTTAAAGATGACTTCAAGAGAGCCATAGAGTTGTTCAAAGAGAAAGAACTGGTGGGATCTATGAGAGCCCTAGCGACCGCCGGGGGACCACTAGAGTTGTATCCTGAAGCTCTGTATAATTGCAGCTATCTTAACTTCGAGAGCTATAGGGACTTTGCGGACATGCTAATGTTACTAATGCTAGGAGTCGGTGTAGGGTACTCTATAGAACCCAGGGCAATCTCAGGGTTACCCAAGAGGCCCAAGAGAGTCCTTAAGTCTGACATAAAGATAACTGTGGCTGACTCAAAAGAAGGCTGGCGGGACTCCTTTTTAGCTCTCTTAGAGTTGCTCAATGAGGGACTTATACCAGACATAGATTACTCCAAGATACGTCCAGCGGGTACTCCACTTAAGACCTTTGGTGGAACCGCCAGTGGACCTGAGCCACTAAAGTTTCTTTTTGAGCAGACTATAAGACTCTTTGAGGTTGGAGCTGGGAAACCATGGAGCCCTGAAGAAGTCTTTGACCTAGCTAACTCAATTGCCTATGCTGTAATTTCGGGTGGTGTAAGGAGATCAGCGTGTATAGCTCTGGCGGAATCCAAAGATGCCCTTAAGTTGAAACCCAAGGATTTCTGGAGTGTAAAGCCATGGAGAAGCTATAGTAATATAAGTGTAACAGATATAAACAATTTAGGTATCTCAAGGTACATCGAGTATCTAAGAGAAAACGGCACTGGTGAACCAGGAATATTCAATCGAGAGAAAGCTCAAGAGAGACTCAAAGAGGTTGGAAGGGAACCCGAAGAGGGACTACTAGGGGTGAACCCCTGCGGTGAAATCTTGTTACGCCCGTTTCAGTTTTGTAACCTAACGGAAGTTAATGTAAAACCCGGAGATACCTTAGATTTTCTCAAGGAAAAAGTAAGAGCTGCAACTCTCCTTGGGGCCCTTCAGTCCCAGAATTATCCAGAGAACCTGTTTAACCCTAAGTGGCTAGAGAATGCCAAGAAGGAGCCACTCTTAGGTGTATCTTTAACTGGTTTAAGAACCCACGAGATACTTGGAGAAACCTCAGAGCAGGCCAAGAGTTGGCTTCAAGAGTTACGCAAAGAGGCTAGAGAGTACTCTGAACTTTTAGGCAACATTATGGGTCTAAACTTTACAGCGGTAACCACAGTGAAACCCAGCGGAACTACAAGTCAAATCTTAGGTACTACTTCAGGATTACACCCAAGTTTCTCAAAGTACTTTTTGAGACGCCTAAGAATTCACAAGCACGATCCCCTTGTGGAAACTCTGAGGAAAGCTCCAGTGCACTTTGAGGGGGACTCTGGGAACTCTGAGACTTTAGTCATGGAGTTTCCTCTTAGTACTCCTAATCATAAAGATAGAGACCTAATAGACCAACTTGAGTATTACAAAATGTTCTCTGGGTACTGGACAGATCACAATCCGTCTTGTACTATAACCGTGAAAGATAACGAATGGGGTCTATTAGGGCAATGGTTACAAGAGAATCTTCAAGATGTCATCGGTATTACTTTTCTACCAGAAGTTAGTGATTATCCCCAAGCACCCTACGAGAAACTCACTGAAGAAGAGTATTATGAGAGACTTAAAGAGTGGGAAGGTTACTTTGCTTACCCAAAGGGTAACTTTGAGAAACCTAAAATTGAACTTTTTGCTAACTTAGAGAGTCTAACTAGTAGAAGCAATGAAGTTACATTTGCATGCTCTGGTGGGACCTGTGAGATAGACACACTATAAACTAAATTTAGAATTGAGCTAGCGAAGGGTAATGCAGCTATACCGTATATAGCTTAACACAGGTTCGACTCCTGTCGCTAGCTCCTTTTTATATTACTAAGGTGGTGTTAAATTGAAGATACCTTTATTATCAGTAGATTTAATAAAACTCTTAGAAGAGCAATTTCCTGATCAATTTCCAAGTCCAGAGGATTTCCCAGATGAAAGGCGGATGTGGGCTGAAGCTGGAAAACGGGAACTCATAAGAAACCTAAGGATTTATCTAGAACAACAAGAAGAGGAAGCAAACGAAGAGGGTGTACTGAATGCTTAGACAACGTTTTGAACACTTGGATAACTCTAGGTCTGGACTCAAGGCTATCGCCGAGGAGTGCTCAAAACTAACAATTCGATATATCTTTCCTCCAGAAGGAACTGACTTTAACACAGAGCTAGGAACTCCATATCAATCTGTAGGTTCCCGTGGTGTAAACAACTTAGCCTCAAAGTTACTTACCACTATCTTACCTCCAGATGGGGGTTTCTTTAGATTAACTATCCCTGAGTACATTAAAGCTCAGCTCCAGCCAGATACTATAACTCAACTTGAGGACCAAATAGCTTTAGCTGAACGAGTAATACTCCAAGAACTAGCAGATTTACCTATACGTCAACCACTTTTTGAAGCCCTGAAACACTTATTAATCACAGGAAACGTTGCAGTATGGTTAAAAGAAGATAAGATGGCTGTGTACTCGCTTAGAGATTTTGTTGTAGTCAGAGATAAGACTAATAAACTGGTTGAAGTTATACTTAGAGAAAGTATAGACCTTGATGCTCTTCCAGATGATCTCAGAGATTTTGTGGAAGAGAATAGGCTCTCAAAGATTGACCAAGAAAACCCCATGGCTGACCAAGAGAACCCATCAGTAGACATTTACACTGGTTTCAAGCTTGAGAATAACAAGTGGCACAAGTGGCAAGAGATAGATGACCTAGAAGTCCCAGACTCCGATGAGACCTTTAAGGAACTTCCGGTGTACATCCTGAGATATACGGATACCCAGTATGGTCGAGGTCTAGTTGAGCAACACTTGGGGGACTTAAGAACACTTGAGGCTCTCTCTAAGGCACTCACAGAGGGTTCCTTAATTTCAGCGAAAGCTATATTCTTGGTGAATCCCGTAGGTACAACGAATGCCAAGAAGTTAGCTAAAGCGGCCAACGGGGATATCATTGAGGGTAACCCAAATGATGTTGGGACTCTTCAAGTTCAGAAACAAGCTGACTTCAGCGTAGCTTTATCTAGGATCTCAGACTTAGAGAACAGGCTTAACCAAGTGTTCCTTATATTCCAACCAAGGCAGGCCGAAAGGGTCACTGCTGAGGAAATCAGAAGGCTCACAGAGGAACTAGAAAGTTTACTCGGGGGTGTGTATTCGTTACTTTCAGAGGAGCTACAGAAACCTTTAGTTAAAACGGTCTACGAAAAGTTGAAGAAGGAGGGGAAAATCCCACCTTTCCCTGATGATATAAAACTGGTTATCACAACTGGGTTTGAGGCTTTAAGTAAAACCGCTGCTTTAAATAAACTCTTTACTCTACTTCAAGCCATAGCCCCCATTCAGGAGGCATGGCAATACGTTAATTGGAGCGAATACCTATCTAGGATACTCCAGAGTTTAAACATAGACCCCAAGGGATTAACAAAGTCAGACGAGCAACTTATGGCTGAGGCAGAGGAACTCATGAGACAACAAGTAATGTTACAACAATCTCAAGAACCTCAAGAAACACAGGGTACCTTAAGATAACTTAAAGAGGAGGTTAAATTGTGACTGAGGTTTTATCCGTTGTTATAACTTTGGTGGTTACAACAGTGATTACAATGTTAAAACCAGAGTGGCTAATTAGGTGGTTGCTTAACTTATTGAATAGCAAACTACCAAAGAATGCTAACGCTGTGTCTAATAGTCTTGGGCACAAAATGATAGAGACAGGGGTATATGCAATTAAGGCTCATCCAGACTCTGAGGTTGTTACTCAAGCTGCAGATGAAATTCAAAAGCAAGCTGATATAATTAAGAAGGAGCTAAAGAACCCTTTATAAGTATCCCAAATAAAATCAACGAATTGCTCAAGAAATATAAAATTCAAGTCAAAGTTACTGAAACCGGGATATACTTTTGGTCTGGTCAACAAATAACCAGAGTAAACACTAAAGAGAAAGCAGAAGAAGTATTCCGGGAAATCAAGGAACTCTTAAAGACACCAGAGGAAAAGAAAAAGATTGAAAAGTGGAATTCCCAGTTAATTGAAAGCTGGGAAAACATTCAAAAGAAATAGGAGGTAATCGCATGGATAATTTAGATACATTGGAACCCGAAGAAAACTTTGAGGGCACTCAAGAACCAGAAGTTAACACAGAGAACCCTCGGGAACCCAAAGAAAACCAAGAGGAAACCCAAGAACCAGAAGGTACCTCAGAGGAAACCCAAAAGGAACCTAAAGAACCTAAAGAGAAACCTAGTCTTAAATTTGAGTTAGCCGGGGAAAAAGTAGAGGTCCCTGGGTTAACTGATGAACTTGTCCAAGAACTGTCTCAATTGGTGCAGAAAGAGCAGCTAGATGAAGCTGACTTTAAAAAGCTAGAAGAGAAGGGATATTCGAGAACACTTATATCTTTAGCATTCAAAGGATATAAGTCGGCTATTGAGGAACAAGCCCAAAATTTGTTCAAAGAAGTAGGTGGAGAAGAGAAATATAAAGAGATGGCTCGATGGGCTTCTAAAAATCTATCTGATGAAGAGAAGGAAGAATGGAATTCGATTATGGGTTCCGGGAACTTAAAGGCTATGAAATGGGCCATGCGTGGCTTACAAGCTCTCTATACATCTCAAACTCAAAAACCCAGAACTCTCACAGGAACATCTAGCGGTAAATCTATCAAACCATTTGAGAGTAAAGCCGAGTGGTTTGCAGCTATGGATGACCCAAGATACGGCAAGGATCCAGAGTACATGAAGGAATTCGATGAGCGTCTTAAGAGAACTAATATAAAGCTATAAGATAATCTAGGGTTAACTAGGATATCCCGAGGGATACCCGAAAGACTTTAAGATTATCTCAAGGTAAACATAAAGTAAAACCATGTAGGATACCAACGTGTAACCAAGTAACAGACTGAGGTCTGCCAAAGGGAAACAGAGGTAACCATAAATCAATTAAGGAGATGAAATTATGGCGTACAATTTAAGCAGACCTGGGCAGATAGTTGCTGATGTCAGAGCCTTATTTTATAAAAAGTGGCTTGGTGAAGTTCTGAAAGCCTATGAGCAAGCTACTGTTTTCAAAAGTCTTATAAGAAACAAGAGCATTACCAGCGGTAAATCAGGAAGTTTTCCAATTATCGGTGATGCTCCAGATCCAAAAATATTCGTTCCTGGTGTAGATGAACTTACTAGTCAGGTTATAGGAAATGAAGAGGTAATTATCAACATTGATGGATTAATTGTTGGAAACGTGATGGTTTACGAGTTAGATGAATGGATGTCAGAGTATGACGTTAGGTCCCCGTATAACCAAAAATTGGCTTATCAGATGGCAGTTACTACAGACAGAGCTATAGCTGCTGAAATAGCAAAGAATGCACTCAATGGTTCTAATAGAGTTAACTTGGCAACCCAAAAAGCAACAGTAGCGTTAGCTTCAGCAGAAGAACTTGTCGATGCTATCTTTGCTGCAGCTGAAAAACTTGATAACAATAAAGTAATGGGAATGGAACGTTATCTAGCCGTATCGCCAACAGTTTTCTACAAGCTATTCAAATACTTATCAGCTATTGACAAAGATTATGGGGGACAAGGTTCAATCGCAACCGGAACCATCTTAGAACTCGCTGGTTTTAAGATTGTCAAGACAAACACACTTAGCCCACTTGTGAACATTCCAGATTCAGGTAGTGTAACGTTTGGCGTTGACTTGTCCGGAGATGGTGGGCAGAAACATCAAATCAGAGTTACTGAAAGTGCTTCCGGAAGTGCTGGTATACTTGGATTAGCTTTCGTTGAAGATGCAGCTGCAATGCTCACTTTGAAAGACTTAACTCCAGAAATTAACTATATACCAGAGAAGTTGTCGAACTTAATTGTAGTAAAGATGGCTGCTGGTTTTGGGGCTCTCAGAAAAGAAGCTTCGGTTATAATTGCAGATCCTGCAGCTACAATTTCAGCTGTCGTTTAGTCTGTCTATCGGGGGCTGAATAGCCCCTTTTATTTCTTGGGGTGTGATCGATCGGTAAGATATTGGGCTTTGACCCCAAGTATGTAGGTTCGACTCCTACCACCCCAGCCATCAAATAGTTAAGCAAAGGAGGAATATCCTTGACAACTCTTGATGCTATAAACAATATGCTTTTGGCTATAAATGAGCAACCCATACCCGTTCTCGATGAATCTATAGCTGAAGTTAAGATAGCCTTGGATATCTTAGAACAGACATTAGAGCTAGTTCTAACTGAAGGTTGGCACTTTAACTCAGAGTCAGACGTAGAGTTATATCCAGATTCCCAAGGGTATATCTATGTGCCTCTAAACGCTCTCTATGTGGACCCAACGGATAGATATAAGAATTGCACTGTGAGAGAAGGAAAACTTTATGATAAAGTTAGACATTCATTTATCTTTGAGACCCCAGTGAAAGTTGACATAATCTATAAGTTACCCTTTGATGAACTCCCCATTTATGCCCAAAAGTATATCTCTGAGAAAGCTGCCAGAATATTCATAGCTCAGACTTTTGGGGACCCTCAGTTATACCAGTATCAATCTCAGGAAGAGATTGAGGCCTATATGATTCTAAAGTCCCATGAGATAGACGCTGGGGATCACAATTTACTGGAGAGTTACAGGGGGTATCTAAATGGCTAAAGTATCCAGCCCTTTTATTGCTCCAGTTCACGGTGTGTCCCAGCAGGACCCTACTTTGGTTCCTGAGGGGTACCTTAAAGAACAAGTGAACATGATTAGTGATGCCATAAAAGGGCTCTATAGGAGACCAGGCACAGAGTTAATAAGGTTTATTCCCAAATCCTCAAAAAACTTTATAGATATTGTGGAACACAATCAAATTGATTATGAAGTAAGGCTAACATTTAATAATAATATATGGGAACTAAGGTTAGTAAACTTGAGTTCCTTAGATGAAATTGCTATAATTATTACTGATTCAAGTATGATTGATTACTTAAACACTCTTGAAACACCAAAAGATTTAATTTTGGTGGATTTTCAAGATGTTTTATATATAATTTCTAGAAAAAAAGAAGTAACAACATCTTTTGATACTCACCCAATACAATATGATTGGAAAACAAATACAATTTCGAGGTTTAATTTAAATTTTGGTACTTCCAATATCCCCTCATTTCTTGCAAACTCTCCTATACAGGATTTGTTGTTTGTACAAAATAGAACGGTATTTATTAACGAAAAAGGAATATTTATGTCAAAGACCAATAATTTGAACCAATTTTATCCTGACGATGCAACTATCATGACAGCTGCAGATCCAATATTATTATTAGTTGCACAATCTGGTGATAAATTACAGTTTATAGTTCCTTTTTCCGAAACATTTATTATTTTTGGCTTGTTTCAACAATACAGTGTTTATTTTCAAGGGGCTCTAACTTTTGAAAACCTAACCATTTTACCAGCTACAACTTTTACAATTCAAAACACCCGTCCATCCAAAGCTGGTTCCGAAGTATTTTTCGTTAGTAATAACAATGAGTATACTAAAGTACAAAAGTATATTGTTGCACCAGATACTCAAATCAAAACCGCATTTAGTTTAACTTCTAATATTTCCAAATACATACCTAAAAATATAGAACAAATGATATATCTTGAATCCCACGATGTGTTAATCCTTTTTACCAAAGAAACTCCGGATACACTATATATCTTGCAGCAAGCTTACCAAGGAAACCAACAAATACAACTAGCATGGCATAAATGGAAATTTAAATATAATATTCAAAGTATAGGAAAAAGTTCTGATGATGTGCTGTATATTTTGTTTGACCTAGGAACTAATCTAGCATTTACTAGACTTAATTTAGCAAATAAACCTAAGTTTTATCTAGATTTTTATGAAAAGAACACTGGTCTAAATGAACCAGTGGTCTATTTTATGTGGAATTTTGAACAACCTAGTCCATTTTTACTAATTGGTATGTCCGAAGGCGGGGTTTCATTTCCAGATGCAGAACGCAAATATATACTTGTTGATGAAGAAAATTATTCAGAAGGTACCAGTGATAACTTTACGTACACTGGTGTGCCCTTTGAGTCTTACATAGAGTTACAGCCATGGATACTTAGGAACTCTCAGGGTCAACCAGTAACCGACGGGAGGCTACAGCTTAGACAACTAGAGTTAATCTTTACAGACACTTGGTACCTAAAGGTTGTCAATACTCCTCTGGGTCGCCCAGAGTATTACAGAGAGTATCAAAACTTGACTTTAGATGGCTATGAGATACCTGGAGGATACAATCAGGACACGTTAGATTACATTTCGGAGTCTCGGGGAACCATGAAAACTTATATTGGTGGTCAAGCCAACAAGGCTAACCTTAAGATAACCTCGGGGGACTCAATGTGGAGAATGGGTATCCTGGGGTACACTTTGTTTGGGAACTGGCAACAGTTCTCTAAGTGGAGCCATGGGACTTCTATGGGAAATGGGGGTGTTTAATATATGCTAGGATTAGGACTAGCGTTGTTAGGCGGTCTAACGGTAGGAGCGGGGCTAGCTTATGCTGGGCAAAAGGCTGCTAAAGAAGAACACAAAGAGCGACAACAGGCTCTAGGACTATATGAAAAAGAGACCAGAAGAATCCAAGAGGAGATACGCAAACAAACAAAGTTAAATTTACAGCAACTAGATCTCCAAAGGAAACAACAAGTAGCAGCTTTTCAACAATCAGTAGCTGAGAGAAAAATTCAAGGTATGCGAGCTCTTGGTGGTTCCCAAGTAGCCCTAGCTGCTAGAGGGCTACAAGGTGGCACCGCTGGGAGACTATTGGAAACCATCCAATATGACACCAGCAAAGACATTGGGATTATCCAAGAAAACTTAAGAAACTATTTAGCACAGCAAACTCTTAGGGAAGAGCAATACAGGGCTGCTGGAGAAGCACAGATAAATCAATATGAAGCACAACTAAAAATGCAACGTCAAGGTGTGGAAGCTCAAGCTCCAACATTCTGGGGTACTACAGTACCAATAGTTACTCAAAGTTTTGCTACATCATTTGGATTATTCTTATAAGGGGGAATATCATGCCCTATCAAGCACCTAAACAAGTTCCAACGTCATCTGGATTACCAGAGACTGAACAATACTATGATAGAACGACACCATCTTTAAATGTATTTGCAACACCATTAAGTTTCCCGATAGACGACTCAGCGTTGATGGCTATAAATTTCAACACAAAGAACCAGTTGCAAAACTGGCAGAACTTTGTGTCATCTTTAGGTACCTTTAAGACTCTAACGGACAGGATAAGAGCTGAGAATGAGAGAAAAAGGTACACTGAGGGTATGCTAGCTTCAGCCCAGGGACTTAACTTACCAGAACATGCAGCTAAAGCTTATACTGAAGGATACTATAACTATCAAGCCAACTTGGACTTCCAGACTTACTCGACTTCTCTTCAACTATTCGCAGCGGAGAATATAGGTACTTGGGAGACCCAAGAGGAAGTCGAGCAAGCTTTAGACCAGTTTACTAATCAGTTTCTTGAAGCTAGACCAATAAATGATACCTATTTGAATGCTTTATTACCATCAATTTTAGAACAAAACTCGGCTATAATAAACTTTTGGACTCAACAAAAAGTAGCCCAAGTTCAGGAGGATATAATAAATACAACCATAGCTGGTATTCAGAAAACCGCTGATGATGTCTTAGAGACTGGGCTCCAAGAGTTCCTTGGGGTATCCTCTTTGGAAGTCTTAGCAAACGACCCTAAGTTCCTTGAGACTGGGATAACTAACCCAGATATTCACGGGTTACTTAGAGAAGGTCTTACACAAGCTCAGAAAGACGCTGAAGCTATGGGTTTCTCAAAAGTAGATGCTTCAGAAATCTATGTACACCGTGTAGGAACTCTAGCGGTGAAATATGGAATGCCAGAACTCTTAGATTTCACATCCATTCCAGACAAGACTGGTATAGCTTTAGACCAAACGGTGCTATCGGAAGCTATAGATACTTATAGGATCCAAGCTTCTCAAGTTAAACAGCAAAAGCTAGCAGCTATAGCTAAACTACAAGAGACTCAGTACCAAGAGTACCTTGATGGTTTCTATAAGTCAATCTTTAGTCAAATTTCGAGTCTTATGTATCTCTCTGAGACAGACCCAGTGTTAGCTAGAGAAGAGGCTCTAAGTTTACGCAACGAACTCTTTGCTGAAGATAGCCCTCTTTGGGACTTATCTCAGACTAACTTTAGGGAAGTAGTAGATACTTTAAATACACTTGTGTACAATCCAAGGGATTTCGCAAGTGTATCAGATGACACGGTCTATATAGATTTAAAGACACAGGCTTATAATGATGAGTTATCTATAGATGAACTCAATGTAGCTCTAAGAGATGGATCTCTGAGCAAAGAAGATTATTTAGAACTACTGGATGTTGTTTATGAAGCCGAAGCTGAAAAAGAGGCTAATAGAAAGGCTTACTTTGAGAATCTCTTAGTGAACGAAGGGAGATTATATGGAGTAGATCCAGCAGATTTAGTTACTATATTATATGACAAAAACATTTCACCATCGACTAAAGATGCAATTACTTCTACCTATTTGCAACAACAGGCAGAGAGAGTTAGAACAGAAGAAGAAATGGCTAAAGCTCAAGAAGAAACAGTCGAAGCTCAAAAAGCTGAGGCACAGCAGATGTTATATATAGATTATTTAACAAGAATCTCAACTGGTCAACTAGAGCCTTCTGAAAGTTTAATTCAAGAAGTTTATAAACAGGTGGTTGATGGTAACTTAAGTCCAACTAAAGGGGAAACTTTAATAAACAAAGTTAATCAACTAATAGAAGATGCTGATAAAGCTAAAGTTAATTCAATCTACGGACCTTATGCTAACCCACTATTAGAAAAGACAGCAAAATCAACAATTAAAGGTATAACATCAGATCCGATAATAGGAACCATAAACACTGCTTTTGCGGGTATCTTGGAGCTCGCTTGGCTAGATTTAGATTATCAGTTTAGGTTAAACCATGGCACAAACCCAGAAAACGCCTATGAATTGTACCAAAAAGAAGTTATTCAACCATTAGAAGATTTTGGGTTGAAACAGTATCAAGAATACTTTGGAGACTATATACCTTCATATTACCGAAGTAAACAACAAACATCTCAGGTACCACAAAATACACAAACTATTCAACCGACACCTTCAACAACCACTCAACGTAGAGCTATAAGTAATGTACAGCCAGATGTGATGACTGGTGCTGCTCCGACAGCTCCGACACCTTCAACAACCACTCAACGTAGAACTACAAGTAATGTACAGCCAGATGTGATGACTGGTGCTGCTCCGACAGTTCTGACACCAAGAACCAACATAGCTCAACCACAAGCACAACAACAATCTACAACTTCGGTAACAAGGCCAGTGACTCCAGTGCCAGTTCCACAGCAAATAGTTGATGATGCTGTATCTAAAGCTATTTTAAATAATAACATTCAAACTTCTGTGCCTATGCTTAGAGACCAATTGATAATTGAGGGTTACTCTGAAGATGAAGCTAAAGCTTTGATTATGGAGTCTGCCATTAACCAAGCTAGACAATTTGTTATAAATAATGGTTTCACCATGGATACACAAATACAACTTCAATTAAGGTTATTTGGACTTGGATTTACCTTTGATGAATCTAACTATATCATTAGACAAGTGGGGTTCAGATGATGGTGGACTTAACTCCTCAGGATTATAAATTAATAGATAGTTTTGTTTTATACACAATAAATCAAGAGCTCCCTCTGAGTAAACAAATAAAGGATTTTAATAATATTGAGGGAGCCCCGTTTACACCAGAAGAAATCCAGTATAAGAGACAGATAGCAGAAACGGCTTATAAAAAAGCTAAAGAATATAATATAGATCCAATATTATTCCTATCTATAATACATCGAGAAAGTTCTTTAGGGACCACAGATCCAATAAATGTAGCCCAAGTCAAAGATGCTCTAATTGATTATCAAAATAAAGTAGATTCAAAATTAAAAAAAATTACTACTCCAGAGCAATCGTTGGAAGTAGGGGCTTGGTATTTAAAAGAACAATTACCTTCTTCTTTAAGATTTGAATTATTAAAAAACCCTGATAGAAGAACAACATCAGAAGCTCAAAAGAATATGGAGGATTTTGAAAATGAAATTGCACAGCTTATTGGTATTGATCCAGAGAACAAACAAGAATTAGAAAAGTCTTTTGAAACAGCTCTAAAAGAACAGTTATCAAATCCAACAAATGAAGAACTATTTGCTTTATTAATTGGTGGATATAATGAAGGACCTGGTAATATATCTAAAGCTCAAGCTAGCACTGGAGATTTTTGGAGTTCAAAAGCTTCTAAGAGTGATGAAGATACTACTTGGTCATATGCAAGAAAAGTAATTAATCCAATTGTAGATTTTGCTTCCAAATCTAATTATACAAATATAGACATTGATTTGTTACCAGAAAAACCATCGGAACTTAAGGTTTTGGATCAGAAGCAATCCAAAGTTACCACAGGGCTCCCACCTTTGGCTGACTTAGGTTTTACTGGGATAACCCCTGAGGCTGCCCCTTTGACAACCCCAGAGCCCCTAGAGATACCTCAAGTAGACTTAGAGATACCCCAAGTAACTCCTGAAGTAGTCCAAGAGGAACCCACAGTATCCCAGCAGGTACCTCAGGTAACCCCAGCGGTCCCCACGGAGGAGCCCCAAGTAGTTCAACAGGTTCCTATGGAGACTCAGGAAACCTCAGAGGTAACCCAAAGTCCCAAAAACTTACCTCCTTTGGCTAGTTTGGGCGGGACCATGGCTGAAGCAACGCCCCCAGCGGTATCCACAGAGTTACCCTATGGTGGCGATGTGAGGTCAGTGATTGACTTCTGGAAAACTGTAGGACTTGCTACGGTCTACAAGGAACCTAAAGATAGCCTCTTAGACCCTGCTGTGGAAACTGTGGCTCAGACTATAGGTAACTTGGGGCGAGAGATAGCACTTATAGTTACCTCTTATGGTCTAGCTAATACTGGTATCAAAGCTGCCCAAGGCATCTCTTGGGTAGCTAAGGCTGCCAACAAGACCCCGGTGATAGCCAAAGAGGCTATAAGAGGGACCACGGCGGGTGCTATAAAGACTGGGCTTTCAGCTGTTTTAGGTCAAGATATAAGCTGGTATGATGCAGCGATAAACATGGCTGAATTTGGAGGAGGGGACTTTGCTCGAAGTGTATCTCAAACACTGTTAAAGAACACTGCTGTTGTAAGTCCAGCTATTAAAGAACTCATAGGTTATGCTTCAGATGTTGTTGGGGGAGCTACGTTAGCTTTAGCAATACACGGGGAAGTTGACGAGTATGTAAAGGAAATTATAGCTCCTCAAGCTGTGGCGATGGGTGTTGTAGATATGTTATTCTGGGCGGCCACTAAAGGGAAACTAGATTTAGACACAAAGGCTGCCAATGATATAGTTCAAGCTAAGATGGATATAGACTCAGATTTAAGATCTCCCAGTGAAGCCCTTAAGGAACTTGATGCCAAACTAAGAGAATTAGAATTGGACATTAGCAAACTCCCATCAGAATACGAAAAGGCTCTAGGAGATAACCTAAAGAAACCAGAAGTACCTAAGGAACCAGAAGTTACACCTAAGGTTTCCCAAGAAGGAACAAAGATTCCCACAGAGGAACCTAAATTTTCACAAGAAGAACCCAAGATCTCTGAGAAACTAACAGAACCCTCTGAGACAGCCAAAAAGGTTGCTAAGTTAGTGGAGTCTGAGGTACCATATGAGGACGTTGGGGCACCCAGGGTTACACCGAGGAAAGATAAGGCACCCATAAATACCACTAGGATAAATTCGGATGATGGAACTATAAATGAAGTTTACAATATGGCTAAAGCTATTGAAGAGACCGAAGGTAAACCCACTAAGACTTTTGAAGAAATAAAGAAAGCAGCAGGAGATATGACTGGTGAGGGTTTAGCTAAGGAACTAGGTATTAACCTAAAGGAAGCTAAAGCTCTTCAGGAAGCTATTGAAAAAGCCCCAGAACAAATAACCGCATATAGGGAACTAATAGTGTCTCTTGGTAAACAAGCTCAACACCAAGCTCAATATATACAAGAACTCCAAAAGAAAGGAGAGATTGTACCTGAAGTTGAAAAAATTAAACTCCAACAAATTTTAACTTATCAAGCTGAGTTAACAAAGAGTACCAAAGATATATCAACAAGAATTGCACAATCTCTAGCAGCTCATAGAATAGAAGTTGATGGAAAACTATATGATGTATCAGAGCTAAGAGACTGGGATATATTTAAGAACCCAGACGCTCTTGGGCTCTATGAGGCTTACTCTAAAGCTGGTATAGATGAAAAGACATTTAACCAGCTAGTGGAACGTTTGGCTAACGCTACGGATATAGCCGAAGTTACACAAATAGCTCAAAAGACAAGCTTAAAGAATATACTGGAGTTTATAGAAAGTTATAGGGGTTCTAACTTACTCCTAAATCCTAACACTCACATGAGAAACCTGTTATCCCAGTTTTTCCACCAAGTCCAAGAGACTACTATAGATTTCACAGAAGCTTTTATCTCAAAGTTAAAAGGTTCACCAGAAGATGCCATGACTTTCCATGAGGCTGTATCAAGATTATCTGGAACTGTAGAAGGAATGATCGACGCTTGGAAACGCCCAATAGTTTCAACTAAAGATATCTATGGGATTACTCACAATGTGGAAGCCCCATCTGTGATGGACCTAATCAAGCTACTTATGTTTAATCCCAAAGAGTTTGAAAAGATATATAGTATGACACAAATAGGTGTATCCCGAGCTGAAGCCGAAGCTTTGAATGCTAGGTTCTCTGGGCACAACTTGTTCGGGAGATTCAGTGAAGCAAACACTATCATGAAGGGTATGACAAATACTATTGATTACTTTGCGTCAGTCCAAAGATTATTGTCTTATGGTTTACTACAGGCTGGTGATAAGCCCTTTGCTTACGCTGGTTATCTTAGTGAAGTAAAAGGGAAAATAGATCAGCTGATACGCAAAGGAACTATAAGTAAAACCGAGTCTGAAGCTGTGTATAATGCGACTAAAGCATACAGACAACAACAGATGCTTAAAGATGCCTTAGAGGAAGCTGCAGCACGTCAAGGGATACCTGAGATGAAGATACCAGATTACGTGAACCAAAAGTACCAAGAAATGGGTATAATAGTACCTGAAAAGTACGCAGATTTAGTTCCAGAATTGGATAAAGCTGGGTTAGCTAAAGCAAACGAAATGACTTGGAAAACAGCTCCAGAGACCAAGTTAGGTAAGGCTTCAGAGCGTTTTATTAACAGTGTACCAGCCATTAAGATATTCCAGCCCTTCATCAGAACTCCAACTAAGATTATTGAGTACGCAATGTATACTTCGGGTCTCACTGGGAAATTCTGGGAAGATATTCGCTCAGGAGATGTTAGAAGAAACAGTAGAGCCATAGCAGCTTTAACTGTGTCTGGAAGTTTATATGGTCTTGGAGCTCTCTTGTATTCTCAAGGAAAATTAACTCCATCAGCTAGAAATGCAGAAGAGAGAGAAAGAATGAACCAAGCGGGACTACAGGAGAATAGCATCAAAATAGGTGATAGCTGGGTGAACATAAATGTCTTAGACCCAGCCCCAGCGTGGTACTTTACGACGGCTGCAAATATATATCGAGAGATTGAAGAGGCTATTAACCCAGAGGATTATCCAGAGGCTGAAGCCAAGGCTTTTGACTTTTTAACAATAGTAGCAAATTTAACTCTAGATAAAACATGGTTTCAAGGAGTAGAAGATCTGGTTAATGCCTTAACTGGTTATGGTTCTGAGAGGTACTTTCAGAACTTAGCTCAAACATTTGTACCAGGTTATGGGTATGAAAGCTTCTTCAGACAAAAGTTTGGGGATTACTTGATAGATCTTAATGGTGCTGTTATGAAAGGTCAACCAAGGTTAGATGTCTTTGGAAAACCTATTGTTAACTATGATTACAAGTTTGGTCTAAGGGTTATGGAAGAAACCGATAGCCCTATTAGACAAGAATTGTACAACCTAGGAATTAACTTGAGCTCTCTGAATGCTGTAAGTTACAATATGGAGCTCACTCCAGAGGAACACTATGAGATGATAAGATACCTTGATACTCATCTTCACGCTGAGGATAGGCTAAATCAACTAGTGTCTAACCCAGCTTACCAAGCTTCTTCTGACGCAACCAAGCGTAAGATGATATTAAAACTATGGAACTCTATGGTAGATCAAGCGAAAGCTTATGGTGCCTCGTTGGCTGCTAAGAGAGGAGCTCTAGAGGAAAGCACCAAAGAGCAATTAGAAGAACTTACAGAGCCACCTTCAGAAGGCTCGAGGTATTTCAAGGCTCCTACACCAGAGTTACAGAAACAGGTTGAAGAAATCTTGAATTGGGGGCAAAAATAATGGCTGATTTTATCTTTAATTTTCCAAAAGATGCTCTAATTTATCTATTAGCTATACTTATATTAATATTATTTTACTATTTAAGGCAAGAGATACGGAGATTGACCCAGACTTTAGATCGTTTATTTAACTTACTGGATAAGTATGAAGCTAATTTGCAGCAACTTGACATAAGATTGACACGAGTTGAGACCAAAATCGATATCTTAAAGAACCGAGTTGATATGGGTGAAAACTAATAACACAGGGGATCCCAGAGAAGAGCAGTATCTTGAAAATCTTAAGGAACTAAAGTATCTCTTGGTTGAGAGATACCTAGAAAAGCTTGAAGAAAATAATTTCATTGCAAGCGACGCAGCAAATATAATAAAGTTACTCAAAGAAACTGGTATGTTAGATTCAGGAGACCAAGAGAAAAGCTTGGATTACCCAGACTTACCTTTTGGGGATGATTAATGTGACTAAAAATGAATTTATGAATAAGATAAAGTCAGACTTTAGGAACCTTTTGTTTGCCGTGTGGAGAGACTTGGGACTCTCAGAGCCAACTAATAGGCAGTATGAAATAGCTGATTATTTGCAATCTGAGAGTTCCAAGAGACGTATCATAGAAGCCTACAGAGGTTTTGGTAAAACTTGGATTACCAGCGTGTATATCATATGGAAACTTCTTAGGAACCCCCAAGAGAAAATATTAGTTGTCTCAGCTTCAGGTAGACACGCAGCTAGTATAACTACATTCGTGCAGAGATTGATCATAGAGTTGCCCTATCTTCAACACTTGGTGCCACCAGCGTACATGAGGTGGTCAACACTAGCATTTGACGTGAATGGGAAGAAACCAGATCCAGCACCATCAGTGAAATCCAGTGGGATTACCTCTCAGATTACAGGAGACAGAGCTACTTTGATTATTCTTGATGACGTAGAGACAGCTAACACAGCAGAGACCGAGGTATCCCGAGATAAACTCTTTGATATCCTAAATGAAATGGAGCACATTATTGTCCCTGAAGGATCCATAACTTACCTTGGGACTCCTCATCATTTGGACTCTATATACTCTGAGCAAAAGTTATTATCTCGGGGATACACAGCATATATACTTCCAGCAAGGTACCCAAAGTTAGACTCATTGGCTCACTATAAGTCATACTTGAGCCCAAAGATAGTCAAAGAGCTCCAAGATAACCCAGAGTTACAGTGGAAACCCACAGATCCCCAGAGATTCCCAGAGGAAGTCTTGAGGCAAAAGGAACTAGCGGTAGGCCATAGTGAGTTCATGATGCAGTACATGCTGGACTTAACCAGCACTGATGACCTCAAGTATCCACTAAGACTCTCGGACCTAATTGTCTTTGAGACAGACTCCAGGAAAGCTCCAGTAACCATTAGGCACACTTCTTCGGATGGAGACGAAGAGTTCAAGCTAGATTACACTGTGTCTACTCCACGAGGTTATGAGAGTCTCTATGGTCCCTCAAGGGTAGACAAAGAGTGGCTGGAGTACCAAGGGATCATCATGGCAATTGACCCAGCGGGACACGGGGCAGACCAGACGGCATATTGTATCATCGGGCAACTCCATGGGAAACTCTATGTTCTAGACTTAGGGGGATACGATGGGGGTTATGATGACGATGTACTCATAGATCTCGCAAAGAAAGCCAAGGAATACCAAGTGAACAAGATAGTAATCGAAGATAA